GGCACTTCCACATCTGCTGGCGAGGGAGCACAGGGGTCTAATCCTGGCGAAGAAGCTGCCGAAGGTGGGGAAGATGCCGCCGAAGGTGGAGAAGTTGCGGGTGAGGGTGGGGAAGTAGCAGCAGGTGCGGGAGAAGCAGCAGCAGGTGCGGGAGAAGCAGCAGCTGTAGGTGTGGGCGAAACAGCAGCAGCTACAGGACTAGAAACCGCTGCTGCTTTTGTTCCTGTCGTAGGAGAAGTACTCGTGGCCGCAGCGGCTGTTACTGGAATTGTTGAGGGCATCAAGGATTTATTTGGTGGGGGTAGTCACGCTAGCGCTGTTAAAGCTGCTTTTACTGGTGATATTGCTTCATCGGGTGCTACGACTGCTTTTACTACGGGCTCTTATGCAGTCGCATCAGCAGATGGGGTAACGACACAAACTGGAGGCTCAAGTGCTTTTTAAAGAAAATATGATTTTTAAAGAAAAATTTAAATATCTTATTTTTTTATGTTTAACTATTATATAAATGTTTAACGCCACGAATCAAAACCAACAATTTGTGCCGAATAGAACGGTAACTGTAATGCCCGAAGCTATGGTTGACTACGGTCCTGAGGTAAATAACCAAGTAAAAATACACATTCCTTCTTATATAGGATTCCTTGACCCTAAAGCCACTAAACTAAATATGAGAATTTCCATGACTGGACGTGGTTCGCTACACCCCGATGGTGCAGCTGGTATGTGGTCTATATGTCGTGATTTACGTGTTTCCTCGGGTGATGGCCGCGCCCAGTTAGAAGATATACAAGACCTTAATGTTTTGACCGCTAATACCTGGTCTTTTGATGAAAATGATTCTCTTAATGCGAAACGCGAATTATTGGAAGGCTCATCTAAAAACGGCGATTTAGATGCCCAACTATATTGGACTAAAAAGGCTGACCCTTTTGCTGGCCCTGTTGCTACTCAAACTGAACCAATTCAAGTCCAATGTAGTGGTGTTATTCCGATGAGTGGTATAGTGGGCGCTCAGTCTGATAATGTTTTTCCATTAGCCGCAACAAGTGGACTAAGACTTCAATTAAATCTTGAAACCTTGGCTCGCTCCTGCACTCTAGCGACTAAAAATTGTGTATCTACTGCCCCTGCTAATGTGAGAGGAGGTGCTGTAGGTGCTCTTGGAACAGCCTCTATAAGTCCCTTTGCTTGTCTTTTATTCGGAACTAAAGCAGCTGCCGACGATGACCCTGCCACCGCCCTATTCTCAACTGTCACAGTTGCTCGTAAAGTAGATAGAGATTTAACGGCGGGGGTTGGTGGTGTATCAGCAGGTGTTGCGGACCATTCTACTGTAGATAATTCAAATGATTGTGGTTTTGAAATTGGTGATATACTCTATATTGCTGATGCCGCTGGTACTAATTGTATGTCTTTAGGAGTTATTACAGAACTTACGTCAGTTCCTGGTAATGATTCAGCCGCGCCACCCGTTCAGCAAGACAGACTTCAAATTAAATATGATATTAATAGGGCTAACGGAGCTACAATTGGTTCTGTAAATGCAGCTCATACCTATGTTGGTATCAACGCTACAACTAAGGCTGAAGGTGGCCCAGTGCTCTTTATTGACCCTACTGATAGACTTAAACTTATTCAACCCGCGCACCCTCCTGGCGCACAAGCACTTCAACCTAATACCTACGTAGTTCAAGATGTTTCAATGTCTGTTCTTCAGGTAGACCCGCCCACTGGCTATGTTGAGGCTATGATGGACCAGGTTAATGGACAGGGCTTAAATTTAGACTACTGCACGTCTAGACTTTATAGAGAGAATATTGCTACTCCGATTGGTCTTCAGTCAATTAATATTCCCGCTAATGCCGAAAGGGCCTATAGTTTGTTAAGTATTCCCCTAGACCAAGATGACACGACTTCTACTGTTGTATCTAGTCTTTTAGGCAGTTGGGACGGACAACAAAATTATCAGTGGGTTTTTGATGGTGCTATTGTTCCAGACCGTCCTGTAGACCTACGCAAATACGCATATAAAAAGAACGCAATTTTACATATCACGGAATTAGAAAAGGCTATTGAAAATGCCAAAATTCCTGTTAGAAACTTGTGGAATATACAAGAGCGTTTCATGATAGCGAGAGCTCTATCTAGGTATGGTCAAGTTCATAATCTTTCAGGAACTTCTACACAGTTACGTATTGATTGTGGTTCAACCGCTGGCTCTCCTACAATGGTTGAGACTTTTTGTGTTGCTTTAAATAGACTTGTTGTAACAAGTATGGGAATAGAGGTAATCCACTAGAGAGTCATTTTAATTAATAATTAAGAAATTTTTATTTATCTATTATATAATATAAATGTCTTCAATTGTAAGAACTGAAAAAGTATCTATAGAACCTATTAATGCCCCTTCGGGTGGCACTGGTTATTCTTTTAAAAAGGGTTACCCTATCTGCCAATTCCTTATCGCCCAATCTGATAACCTTCTCGTAGGTAAATCTGTTAGACTTTCTGGTAAGCTTAATATTTACCGTGATTCTGCTAGCCCGCCAAACCCAGTTAATAACAATGATGGTGTCGGTGGGGTGTCAACTAGTGCTAATGCCCAAAATGGTAGTATAGATTGCCGTGTTGGAGTTGCTTCATGTATAGAACAAGTTACTTTAACTACGCTAGATGGTAATCAAACGCTTGAAAATGTTAGACAATATCCTAGAATGATTGCTGGTATGCATGGGGCTGTAATGAGTCCTCATGATATGACTAATGGTGGTAGTATCGGCGAATTAACTAATGGACGTTCTGTTGTTAATGCCTGTTCTTTAAATACTTCGCGTGATTTCTGTATGCCTATTCGTGCAGGCTTGCTTTCAGGAACTGGTGTCATTCCTTTAGGAACTTCGGGTGTGCAGGGCATGATAGTCCAGTTACAGCTTGCCCCTGATGGAAATGTTATTGGACCTTGGCAAGATTTGAATAATGTTCCAGTAGCTGGAGGTGGTGGTAGATTTCCCACAGGAACTTCCTTAGAGGCCTATCGTCATCCTTATGAAACCGTGAACCGAGCTGGCACACTTGGTAACCAAGTTATATCTGGTTACCATTATGAGCTATCTGACCTTGTTTTATCTTATGATTTACTTGTACCAGATGATGCTTCAATAGCCTCAATGAACGCTGTATCAAGCGGCCAATTAAAATACAATGCCTATTCGTCCCTTTACAGTGTCATTAACAGTTCTGACCAAACCGTTGTATTAAATCTTGGCCAGAAACAAGTTCAAAGTGTAGTCCATAATCTTGTCCCTACTACTAAAATCAATAACTCGGCACAAATTTCCACTAGACCATATCGTTTAGAAACTGCCACTGGCGCCAAGGCTAATATAGATGAAATTGCTTTTTCAAAAGGTGGTATTCTGTATCCTTTAGAAGAACGTATAAATGTAGAGGGAAATGCTATACCTGGTGTTGTGAATACTAGTTTGTCTGCTGATATTATAGACCAATATCTTAACAGTGTTAAACCTCTTTATTCTATTGACTCAACTTTTATTAGTCTTCTTACTGAAGAAGCTAAACAAACTCGTATTCAGGGGGCATTACCTCGTACAGGATTAGCATCAAGAAGGTCTACTGGCGACAATGCTGAAAGTAATATTGTAGGAGGTGAAGACCGTTGGCCCACAACTGGTGCAGATGCTACGACTTCTTTTGGTATTGGTATAAGAGCAGATGCTTTCAGAGTGGGAGTTGATTATTCTAGAACCCCTTATTCAGTAAGAATTAAATCTGAATTACAAGGAGATAGTCCTAATAGTCTTTTTACCTACATATTAGCTACTAATACGCTGACTTATAGTCCCGAGGGAGTTAGAGTTTCATCTTAGAGTTAGCAAAGCATGCCTCTGGCTTATTTTTTATTTTAATATAATTCATAAAAAATTTTATATGTAGTATTATATATAAAAAATGAGTTTACCAGATATATTGAAAGTTGCTCCCCAGCAAACAATTGACACTATGGACGTCCACACTTCTATTCTTGAACCTTTAGTTTGTAATCAAAATAACGCTAGATTTCAACTAGAACGACGTGGAATTCTAGACATTAATTCCTGCATTCAGGTAGGCCGTATTAAAATACCTGGCACTGGCTCAGCGGCCACTGAAGTCTGTAATTGTCCGATAAGAGCTGGCTGCCATGCTTGGATTAAATCTGCTTCTCTTCGCGTTGGTGCTCAAACCATTGCCACTACCGACGAATATGGTAAATATGCGACTATTAATCGTCAGTTCAAAAGTGTAGAAGAACGTTGCCGAAAAGATGGAGTACTTAAGGGAACTGTAGATGGTATGGAACCATCCTGGCTCGCCAATGGACAATTACAGCCCATGAATTTAGAGTGGGGTAATAATGACGCAGGTATGCCTAGATTTGAGGGAGATACTTCTCCCCAATTAGAGATTACAGCCGACGAAACCACTACTGCTATATTTAGCATTAAGTTATCAGAACTTTTTCCTATGATGAAAGGCGTCCAGTTACCGCTTTACCTAATGGCTGAAAATCTTGTTATTGATATTACTTGGCAAAACAGTGGACTTGGCTTCTCTTATTATAGTAGCTCCCAAGGGGCTGGTGCTAATAACTTTGCCGCGAGTTGTCCTATTGCTACTACTCAAGTTGCCTTCTTAGCCGATTATTTAAGTTACAACGACTCTAAGATGGGAGACATGGCCGCCCAAGCTATGTCTACTGAAGGATTATCCCTACCCTACAATGATATCATTTTAACTACCGCTGCTTTACCGAGATTGACGGCCGCGACGGGCGCTGGAGCACCAGCTCAGCGACAAACTGTTAATAGAGATATTGGTCTTGCNTCGAGGTCGGTTCAGAAAATNCAATGGGCTGATGTTCCTAATGCTACAGCTGACTTTGGTGGAGATTGGTCTTTGGCTCATGGTCAGTATGTATCTCGTGCCTTCTGTGGTGGTTCTGAGTGGAACATGAAAATTAATGACCGTTTAGTTTTTAACCGCCCAGTAAGAAACGAAGCACAGCAGCAATATTACTTATCTCAAACTGCTGGTGGCGTTGACCTACAAGTAGCCTCCTGCGAATACTCGTTTGACCAGACTGTAGATTCGGTAGGAACTGTCATACGTCCTGCTTTTGGAGTAGATAATGCTGGTGATTCTTTAGCCACTGTTAATGGTGTGAATGTGAATGACCCGACTTTTACTGGACTTTGTCACTATCAGGGACTAGACTTAACTAACCCTATGAGTGGTGCGGGAGTAGCTGTTGGTGTGAAACCGATAATATTAGAGCGCACTTTATTCAGGGCTTCTACTGATTTCGCACAATCGGCATTAACTACTTACATTTGGGCACAAGTTGGTAGAATGTTTGTCCTTAATAATGGAACAGTATCAGTTACTGAATAAAATAAATACCCATGTAAATTAAAATAAATCAATATAATAAATTATATATGGATTTATCAATTAAAGAAATTGTTCCTGACCCTAATAGAATGAATATAGGAAAGGAGCTTGACCCTAGACTTCCCGACATTTCTACAGGTAGTTTGGGTTTAATGATTGGGGGGGTAAAAACGGGCAAAACGACGATTATTACCAACATGTTGCTTAGGGCTGACATGTATAAGGATTGCTTTTCCAATGTTTATATATTTAGTAATACCATTATGAATGATTCCACTGGACGTTGGTTAAAAGAAAGCTATCCTGAAACTATATTCAGTGATTATAGTGATGCTGTTTTGTTGAAAATTATAAGACACCAGGAACAGGTATTACAAAGTGGAATGGAACGTCCCGCCCCCATTGCTATTATATTAGACGACTTCGTGGGTATTTCTAGGAATAGTGAGGTTTATAAGCTGGCCACAAGATATAGACATTATAATGTTGGTCTTTTATTATTTTCTAGCCAAGGATTTAAAGAAGTTCACCCACTAGTTAGAAGTAATATGACTTTCGCACTACTCGGAAAAAATAGTAATAGCCGAGAACTAGCTAAAATTACGGAAGAGCTGGGTTCATCAATGGGTGGCGACCAAAATTTTCTTTCTATCTGTAAACATGTATGGAAAGTGCCATACCATTTTATTCATATAGATTATTCAGAAAACCCACCTGATATGTATGATGGGTTTGAAAAGATGATTTGGGAAGGTGGACGTGCATTGGAAAAAATGAAAAATGTAACAAATATGGAAGAAAGCGATGACGAGGAAACTATTCTTGAAATTGACGACAATACATAGAACTTTCATGGCGTTTTTTATGAGCTACTGTATAATGCCGAAAGCAATAGTTACAAATTTCTACTTCGGCTTTTTTCTTTTGTTGGTCGTCTTTATTATCTCGATACCATTCCTTTTTTTGTCTAAATGGAATATTACCATTTATATTATCAACCCATGTTTTTTTGATTAAAACAGATTCAATTGTTGTATACCAATAGGTTCTTTCTGTTAATAAACACCTCATTTTCCAATTATAAATACCACCATTTTCTCTAATATATTTATAAACTTGAAAATTATATTTTGGACTAGAGAAATTGTTACAATTTGAAATATGATTTTTAAACCTGTCCGCCATGTTACAACAACTTCCTATATAGAATTTTAATTTTTTATTTGTTTTATGTTCTAATCTATACACATACCCTTTTATCAATATTATTTTACCTGCGACCATTTTATATNAAATATATAAATATTTACAAATTTGTAATCAATTTTTTTTTATAATCCTATAATAAATGAGTTCTTTGAATCTTCCAGTGTTAGCCGAAGTTAAAAAGGTAGAAGATAAAATACCTGAAATATCTTCAGAGCCTATAGCTCCTGATATTCAGCAAGAAGAAATATTTGTTGATAAACCAGAAACTGTAGTAAATAGTCAAGAAGTGCAGTCATTAGATATTAAACCTGTGAAACCTAAGAGAAAATTAAGTGAAAAACAAATTGCCCACCTTGCGAAAATGCGAGAGAATAGAATGGCAAAAAGAAAAGCTAAACAAGATTCCATGCCTTCTCCTGTAAGTGATGTTAGAAGTCCTACAGTTGCTCCTCGTAAAGATGGCCCTGCTAAAAAAGCTGTTGCACCAGCTGGAACTCCTAAGCCTGATGATTTCTATCAATTTATGAATTATATGGAAACGTATAAATCTATTAAAAAGTCATGGAGAGAGAGAGATGCTGAAAAACGTGCCTCTGTAAAAGCTGTAACTCCTCCAGCTCCTACATCTAAAGCTCCTAAGGCTATTGTTCCTGAAAAGCCCAAAGTAGTTCCTGTAAAAAAACCTACTACAAATATCTTAAATATAAAGAAACCTCATAATCCATATTCTTCATATTTTTAATAATTAATTTATTATCATTTTATAATAAAATAATTTTTACATGGGAAAAAGATTTAGGAGCTTTTTAAAAAAACATATATTTATAGGGTGTTACCTTCAACAGAGTGTTAGCTTCGCTCAAACAAATTCCTTGATAGTTTCAACCATTTCTTTTTGCTCTTCTTTATCTTGGGCTTTTATATCTTTCATCACTGGTTGAGGTATAGGTAGTATAGGCCTGATATTTTTTACTATCTTAAATATAATAGTGCTGTTGTTCTCAATATTAGCTAATCTACCATTAGGCTGCCTTATTTCAACATTAAAATTATTTAATAAAAAGGACCTATCAGCAATATAATTAAAGTCACTATCAAATGAATACATAAAATCAGCACTACTATAGTTACGTGTCATATAGCCTATAGCTGGTGTTGGAAGCATTAAATTACTACCAGTTATAAAGTTGGAAGACTGNCCAACAATGTCACTATAAATTACCAGGTAAGAATAATTAAATTTACTAGGCAAATTAGTAGCAATCAAAGCATCACTATCAACAGTGGCTACACTTTCATTTCCAAAGCTGTTACCTCCTAAACTATACATGGTTATTGCTTCGTTAGGTGGTAGTTCCTTTAAATTAGTGGAACTATTATCACCGAAACTTGTCTGAAAAAATATATCTGGACGCCCACGAACGGGGGGTGGATTGGGGTCAGTCCCAGTTTTGCTGGCGACTGTATAAAAAGAATATGGGTTGCTTTTAGGGGGTGTTGCTGCTCCTAATGGTGTACCATCATCACTGAAAGGCTGAACAGCGTAGCAAGTATCGTAACCTACCCAAGAGTTTGTTGTTGTATCAAAACTTTGTATAGCTGTAGAATAGCCATTTGTCGTAAATGGATACACCATATTATTATTTTTTAACGATAATGGGTTATCTGTACCTAAATATTTATTGTAGTTACTTCTATTAAAATTATTATTTTGATTACCACCAAAAGGAAGTAACTGTTCTACTTCAAAACCCATTTTTGCGAACATAGTTTCATTGTAAATTTGTGGTGTAAATGCTGTAAGACCTCCACGTACAACCTGCCCATCATCGTTTTCTGAAAAATACGCATAATTTAATAAACCTATACCAGATTGACTAGATATAGTTCTTTTAGTATTAGTGTCTTGTCGTATCTCACCCCAAGGAATTATGGGAATGTTGTCTGATACTTCTAGTAATAATCCACTACCTCTAGCCACCGCGTCTATTAATGTATTAGCTGTTTCTAGCAATGTGACAGTGTCATATAGACGCCCTGCTGTAAAACCTTTGAGAGTTAGATTTAAAGATGCGTGGGATACAAAACTACGCCGACCATTCATTATAATAATTTCATCACTAGATTGTTCTCCTGCACCAGCCGAAGGTGGGTCTTGCCAAGCTCCATTACTACTTGTTGCTGGCGTATGGAGCTTACTAATTTCAAATCTTCCACTTGTATCACTAAACTCAATTTTTGGGTCTATCGCACCTATATGGATATATGGATAATAGTCATATATATTATAATATTGACTATCAAAAAGATAAGCTTGTGGTAAATATTGACTATTTTGCTCCGTTATTGATTCATTTATAGTTTCATATGCTCTGGGGTTCACTCTTTGCGTAGTTACGACTTTGGCATATTTTCCATCACTAAATGCACTGGAAAAGCCACAGATTTCTCCAATTAAGGGGGCGGGACATATTCTTTGATTATATGTATATCCACCATATTCGTTTTCTGCTGTGAATTTAGGAGTTACTATTGCTAAGTATGGGATTAAACGTTGAAAGTTGTTCGCTGCACCAATAACATTGTTTGAAATACCAGGGAGTCTATCAGATGGTAAGGGGGGCATGTTTTTATCTGTATAAAATAAATTTCTAAATTGATTAGTGCCCGTCTGCATTAGAGCAGGAGTTGTAGCCAATGTTCTTTCATTAAAATATACCACACATAATCCTACTCCTTCGTCTAGTCCATTTTCGTTACCATCAATCCATGTTATTTCCTTCTTTATGTCATCTGGTGCGTCGTCAAAACCCCCTGGTTTAAACCAGCGGGTATAATCTGGCATTTCCCCATCTCTGTTTCTGAAACTAAATTGTGTCCCTTCTGGTAGACTTATGTTACCATTTCTCGGGTCACAGTCTTCGTTCCAGAAAGTCTTAGCATAAATACCGTTTTTATGCTGAATGTCTTGCCTACAATCTTTAACTAATCGCGGCATATTATTATTTTCCCGCCCTGTGTCATCGGGGACGACCGTGGGTGGGTTGGAGGCCGCCGAGATATTGACATTTTGATAACTACTAAAACCTCTTGGATATAATTCAGGAGGTACACTTGGTGAGCCATCAGCTCCTTTGGGAATATACCCATTTTTATATCCTTGTGCTATTACGTAAGGGCTAGGACAACTCATCATAGCTGCATTTAGGTCTGGATTATTATATCCATTTGGGATATTAGCGTTAATACACATTGAGTCGTCTTTTACACCTAAATCAAGTCTTGTTACATAACTATCAGTCCATGAATCAGTTGTGCCTTCACTATTGAACGTCTTCTTACTATTAGGTATTACCTCGCGTGCTCTATACAATGCTTTCTTAATTAGCGCGATATTCATAGGACTTGCTAGAATATTTAATGGAACTACTTGAAAATCTTGCCCAGGTCTAATAGAATCACATTGAAGATTTATTGGTTGAGCTTCATGTCTTTTCATCTCGGCGTCGCCAGATGTGTTGATTGCCCATAAACCAGGAAAAAATTTTTCTGTTGGGTCAATATATGGTGTCCTCACATCAGAATAATTGTCCATCACAGTAATCATTCGACCAAATATTCCAGAACGATTAAGGTCTGGAATAACATTAACAGGAGAATAATATTTTCCAGCGTCCCATGTTACAGTATCTCCAGCGTATGAACCTTTTAACGTCCAATCAACACCATCAATAGCAGCAGCAGCATCAGACTTTCCGTTTAGCGATTTGACCCAAGCAGCCTGATAGTTATATTCAGTATCAGTAGTTAATTGATGCTCGTTTGTAGTGCTCTGTGTAAGTTGATTCCAGACTTGAATAGCCTGTGTTCTTCCAATATCCCCAGTTAGTAAATTATTATAGAAGAGCTCAGCTCCTTTGTCCTGTTGATAGTTTTCTCCCCATGACCCATCTCCCTGCGATGTTGCGCCAGAGTCATTATTACCATCCCAGTAAAAATGTTTATTATTTGGAATATTAGCACCGAAATCTTTCCATTCAGCTTCTGAACCTAATTCATTCGGGTTTTGATATATTTTATCTAACAAAGCTCCAGTTGAAGTCTTAATAGTTATATAAGATTTATCTGTAATATCGGCAACTGGAATCTTCTGTAATTTATATCTTACCCTGGGTATTGCAGGGGTAGGGGGGTCAGCTGTGGGGTCCGCAGGTTTGGGTAAATTAAAGCGATTGTTATGCCAATCCGAAAAATAACCAAGAAACCTAACTTCTTGGTCTGGCATCAAACTCAAGTTTTTCCATGGTGTATCGTGGACATACACATGAGTATCCACGCTCTCAGTGCTCCAATTATCTGCGTCACCAAGTCGTTCATGAAATACAGTGGTTAAATCACTACCTAAACTAGATGGGGTTATAAAACCTTCTGGCACTTCAAATCCAATATCTTGGACTACTAATGTGTCATCATAAGCACAAGGACCAAATCTCCTTAGGCCACCCACAGCTGTGTCAAGTGTTCCCATATAATCGTTTTTACATACATACATTCTAGTTTCATTAGGACACGCAATTTCAAAATTTCCATTAGCTATTGGAACTGATATAGTGTTGTTTCTACCAGCTAAATATATACCTTGCTGACCTTGAACGTTTTCCTGACTGTCAAGGTTTGAGTTGATTACCTCCCAATATGCCATTATTATACCATTCTTTGCCCCTTCAGGACTCTGAGTTGTTTTTTCTGACCCAAAAGCAGTACTAGAATGCCTCTTAGCACAACCTTCTATACATGCGCATGGGTAACTTGTGTGAAATGCACTCCAGTTGTCTTCAGCAGTTTCATGAAAACCATCGTCTAATACCCTAGGCATAGTGTAATTGCGATTAAGCCAATTTGCATTACCCATTGTTTGATGAGTTATCAGCGGTAGATTCATGTTATATTGCTGTCTATTAGTTATATAAAAACCAAATTCCGCCTCTACTTTATTATCTAAGATTTGTTCTTTAAATGTGCTGTTTGTACTTCCACTAAACTCAAGACATTGGTCAGGTTCTCCACGTAAATTAATTTGTGTAGATGATATGTTTATTGTGTCCCCTGGATTTATTTGTAGCCCTCCTTGGTTTAAAGTTGTATTCCATTGAGCGTTTTTTTGTTCTAAGAAATTACTACCAATTCTTGAGTTTTTTCTTGCTCTATCTGTAAAAAGTTTACCAGACGAATTGTTACTTTCTAACATAAAAGTTTTTTGCGACATTCTATATTATCCACAGATATTATTATAGTCATATATATATATGAATTCAATAGAGAAATTAATGAGTCATTTACACGATAGAAAAGAAGATATTAAAGAAGGAACATATATCAGTGTATGTAGGTTAATGATGGACATAAAGACTGATATTGATAATTTAAAAAAAACTATACGTAGGAATAAAAAAAATATATTTCAAAAAACAATGATGGCCTCCTGTTTGCTTGACCATATTACTGAATGTGAGTATGATAGTGACGACGATATAGAAGTATACCTACAATGGGGGGCAATGCCTTAAAAAAAATTTGATTATAAATTTGTGTAAATT